GTGGGAAGATATGAGCAAGCTCAATGACAAGATCATGAACCTGTTCGCCCGCGGCGTGCTGCAAGGCTCGAACGATGGGCGCGGTGTGCAAGTGCTCGCGCTGTCGCTGTTCGATGGCGAGCGTAAAGACAATGTGGAGCGGTTTCAAAATTACGGTTTTACCTCGGTGCCGACCGGTGAGGCCGAGGCGATTGTGATCTTCCCAGGTGGTGACCGCTCGGCCGGTGTGGTGGTGGCACTGGACAATCGCGGTTCGCGGATGACCGGCCTCGCGCTGGGAGAGGTCGCGGTCTACTCGGACGAAGGCGACTCGATCGTGCTCGGCCTCAACCGCGTCATTGAGATCACGACGCGACGGCTGGTGATCAATGCGGTGGAGACGGTCGAGATCAACGCACCGCACGCCGACGGTGTGAGGATCATCGCGCCTCAGTTGCGCGTTGAGGGTGATGTGAATGTGACCGGCACGGTCACTGACGGCGTGCCATGAACCTCAACCTGCTCCTGATCATCATCATTGTGGTGGTGCTGTTCGGAGGTTTCGGCGGCTACCACTCCGGCTACTATGGCAACGGCGGTCTCGGCGGCGTGGGCCTCATCCTGTTGGTCCTGATCCTGATCCTGCTGTTCGGTGGGCGGTTCTGAATGGGCGATGTCGCCACACGCTATGAGGTGCGCGACACCGATGGCGCGCTGCTGCTGTATGGCGATTGGCAGTTCGTGGCGCCCGATCTGGTGACCGATGAAGGTCCAGAGACCGCGGTGCTGATCTCGCTGTTCACCGACGCCCTGGCGCATGAGGATGATCCGCTGCCCAACATTGCGAATGGCGATCGCCGCGGCTGGTGGGCGGGACCGATCGGCTCGCGCTTGTGGTTGCTGGCGCGGGAAAAGGAAACCGAGGACGTTCGCCAGCGTGCCGAGTTCTACACGCGCGAGGCGCTGCAATGGATGCTGGACGATGAGGTGGCGGACGAAATCGATGTAACGGCTGAGTGGGTCGATCGCGGCAGGCTCGATGTCGATGTGAAAATCTATCGCGATGCGCGGCTGATTTTCTCGAAGCCTTATCCGCTGGTCTGGGCGGAGGTGCAGAACAATGCCGTTCGATAGACCGCCACTCGAAGCCATCCAACTGCGGATCAAGCAGGACCTCGAGAACCGGCTCGCGGGTGCCAATCCGCGGTTGCGGGTGAACAACCTTCGCGTCTTTTCCGAGGTCGAGGCCGGCTCGGCGCATCTGCTCTACGGTCGGCTTGAATGGAACTTCCGCCAGCTGTTCCCCGATCTGGCGGACACCGATCAACTGATCCGCTGGGCCTCGATCTGGGGGATTTACAAATCGCCTGCGACGCGCGCGTTCGGCCCATGCGTGGCGATGGCGGAGCCGGGTTCGTCGGTGCAGACGGGAGACCTGCTGCAGCTCGAGGGCGGCACCGTGCGCTACCGGATTCGCCTGGGTGTTCCCGAGGTGGGCGGTGAGGTGAATTTCACCGTCGAGGCCTTGGACTATGGATCGGCCGGCAATGTGCCGCCGGGCACGGTGCTGCGCTTCCTGACAGCGCGGACCGGGATCGAGCCAGTGGCGAGGACGACCGGGCTCGGTATTGTTGGTGGAGCGCCGGAAGACACTGACGACCAGTTGCTTTTCAACCTGCTGCGTCGCATCCGCCAGCCGCCGCATGGCGGCAATGCCAACGATTATCTGACATGGATGTATGAGGTCTCGGGCGTGACGCGCGCGTGGTGCTATCCGCTCGAGCGAGGCCTCGGCACGGTGGCGCTGCGGTTCGTGATGGATGATGTGCGCGCAACCGGTGTGCCGGGTGAGCCGCAAGGCAATGACGGCATTCCGACCAATGGCGATTGTCAGGTGGTGTGGGACCACATCGATGTGGTGCGCCCCGTGACGGCCGACCTGGGACCGGACGAAAGCCTGGAGGTGCAACCGCCACCGCCCGCGCCACCAGGGCTGATCCCGTGGGGCTGGGGTTATGTCTTCCCGCCCTATCCGATCGCCCAACCGGTGACGATCACGGCGCTTGAACCTGATACGCTGGAGATCAGGGCGGCGATCGCTGATGAGCTGCGCGACATGATGCGCAACGTCACGGCGCCGGGCGAGACGGTGTTCACGTCGCTCTACTATCTGGCGATCGGCAACACGCCGGGCGTTCGCCGCTTTCGATTGGTCGAGCCGGCGGCGGACGTGACTGTGCAGCGTGGCGAGATCGTTGTGCTTGGTCCGATCACCTACGTGTAGGGGAGGAAGCGATGCCGGATTCCACCAACTATCGGACCGGGCTCTTTGCGGAGTTCGCGCCGCCACTGATCACCCGGCATGAGCCATTGCCATTCACGCCGCCGCCGGAAGCGGAACCGGTGTCGCGCGAGGTGGTGATCTATCGCGAGCGCGAACCGTATGAGCCGGTGGAGCGCGAGGTCACCTATCAGCCGGTGACGTTGTTCTTCCAACCGCAACCTTATGAGCCACCGCCGCCACCGGAAATCTCCCGCCAAGTGGTGACATACAACTGGCTGGTGCGAGACTTGCCGGAGGTCGGGCCACATGCGCCGGGCGACATTATGGGCCGGCGTTGGGGCGATGCGGTGAGCTGGGAGGCGACAGGCGGTGGTGGCCCTGGTGGTGGTGTTCCCGAGGCGCCGATCGATGGCACCGTTTACGGTCGCCAGGATGGAGCCTGGGCGGCGATCCCGGCTGGCACGCTGATTGAGCCGGTGGGCGCTGGGACCTGGGCGCGGCTCGCAACCGGCGCGTGGCAACGCAGTGTCGCTTTGAGTGGCGATACGATGACCGGTGGATTAACGATCAACCCCGGTGTTGTTCCCGGCGGTCTGGTCATTGAGGGCGATCAAAACAGCGGAATTGAGATTTTTAGCAATCAAGGCAACATTGCTGCCATGAGCCTCTCTCCGGCACCGGCACCGGGAGGTTTAGACGAAGCTATCGTTACTTTTGGTCCGATGTCCGTCAGCGGAACAACCTGGGGGGTGGCCGCAAGTATTCTCCCGCTCGGCCGTGGTTCCGGTTTCTATATCGGTAAGACGACCGATATCGGCTCTCCCAGCTTGGCCGCGTTCTTCATTTCCGATGTAGACGGACACATGGAGGTGCCGATCATTCGCACAACGGCGGGCGATCCTGTCGGCCCGAATGACCTCGCGCGCAAGGCGTATGTCGATGCGATGGCTTTCGGTGACGCGCCAGCCGATGGCGTGATCTACGGTCGAACTGACAACTCGTGGATCGACGTCAGATTTGCTGGCAACGCGGTCATCTCCGATGCGACGCTGACCGGTGATGGATCGGCGGCGAGCCCGCTTGGTGTGGTGACAGCGACCGATACGCAACGCGGCGGCGTGGTCGCGCCACTGGGACGGACAGCAACGCAGGGCTTGGTGAATATCGGCGGCTCGTTGAGTGTGCCGCTTGCGACGCCAGCACTGGCGGGCAGCATGGTCGATGCGCCGGCTGATGGTCGCGTCTATACGCGAGTAAGTGGTCGATGGGCACCGGCTGCACTGGGCGCGGTTTTCACTTTCATGGGGCCGATTACCGTGATCGGTGATGACCAGATAAACGCGGCCACGCCTCGCTACATCCTGACGGTGCCGCAAGCGTCACTGCCGGATGTTGCCATCGTATGGTGCTGCACAGGCGGCGGCGTCGGCACGATGTTTATGACCAACGCCGGGGCCGGCCCCATCGGCGCTGTTCCTGGCTCGATGGGGTGGGGATATTTCATCGAAGATGGCTTCAACTCGGGCAACTGGATTTCGCTTGGTAGTCCCGGTTCTTTGAACAACCTTAATGTCGCTGATCCCGTCCTCGTCAAAGGTGGCACGTCGCCCCGTCTCCTGAGCTATGACCCGGCGACCGGCAACGGCATCCGCATCGGCTTCGGTATGACCGGGGGCACCAATGCCGGCTTCAACTCGGTTACTTTCTTCATCGGCATCGAGGGTCAAATACTGTTCGCGGCATAAGAGGGAACATTGTCCGACACCGCTGAGCGCGAGCCGCAAAGCATCTGCGGCTTTACCGGAGACGACTACGCCCAGGTCCTCGCCGACCTGCTGCCGGAGGGTGCGGTCTGGCCGCGTGATCCCGACAGCACACTGATGATCACGATGCGCGGTCTGGCGGAGGAATTCGCCAGACTGCACGCGCGTGACTGCGACCTGCTGGAAGAAGCCTATCCGCCGACCGCGACGGAAACCCTGCCAGACTGGGAACGGGTCTGCGGTCTGCCGGATGAATGCACCGGGCCGCTCGAGACCTTGCAGGAACGCCGCGAGGCGGTGATGGCCAAGCTCGGCGCCCGAGGTGGGCAGTCGCGGCAATACTACATCGACCTCGCCGCGGCGCTGGGCTTCACGGTCACCATCGATGAGTTCCGCCCGATGCTGGCGAGCCAGTGTCGGGCGGGCGATCGCTGCTTTCATCAGTCGATCGGTCGCGATGCTGCGACCGCTGATCGTATGAATGACTGGTGGTATGTGTGGCGGGTGAACGCGAGCGAGCTGACCAAGGTTATATACTTTCGCGCAAGTGGATCGTCGGCCGGTGACCGGCTCGCGAAATGGGGCAACGACATGCTCGAATGCGCTATCCTCGCGGCGAAGCCTGCGCATACGCATGCGCTGTTCGGCTATCCCGCCGCTGCACCATGAGGTGTCATTATGTTCCGCATTGACCATCCGTCGGGCGTCACCAACCTCGATCCGCCGACACCTGATATCACTGGCGGTAGGTTCTTCACTGGCGGCGATTCGATTGCCGGCAGCGAGGCAACGATCGTGCTGGCCGAGTGGCTGAACACGATGCAGGAGGAAGGCGTCAACCTCGTTGTGAGTGCGGGCCTCGCGCTCGACAAGGCGGACCGGACGCAATGGGCGCAGGCAGTGGACGCGAAGATCGCGGCCGTCGCGGTCAATCCGGCGCTGTTCGTGTTGAAGGCCGGCGACACGATGACCGGGCATCTGCAAGGGACAACGATCGCGACAGCGAGCGAGATCAACGCCGGCGGCGCTATTCGTGTCTCATCGACGGTTGCGGCCGACTTCTACCTGAGCGGTGATCCCGCCAATCGTGTCCTCAACTTCACCACTGATGGATGGCGTCTTAATTTCGCAGTGGCAAACGGCACTCTGTCTTATTCGGGACCGGTCCCCGGCACCTTCACTGTTTTCGGAACCATCGGAGCTACCGGCAACATCTCCGCCGACAATCAGGTCTCAGCCGGCGGGGCCGTCGTCGCCGGCACCAACGTGTCAGCCGGCCTTGCCGTCATAGCCACCACTTCCGTCATTTCTCAAGGTCAGCGCATCATCAGCCAGGGTGCCGGTTCGTATCCATGTGTCGCGACGTATGATCCGGGTGTAGGCGCCGCCAATGGCATTTGGACCGACAGCGTCACCGGCAACTTGACGCTGGGTCCGTGTGATGGAGGCGGCGCTCCTCAGACAGCTGATCCAAGTCGGGTCTACGTCAACCGACCTAATAACGGGCTTTATTGCGGCGGTGGTGTCTGGCCCGGTTTTTCGTATGGCGGCACGGGCGAGTTCTTCTGTGATAGCAACGCCGGCTTGCTCCGGCTTCAGGGGCTTCCTGATCCCGTCGACTCCAGCCAAAACAATATTTATCAAATAGGGGTTATCGCGACCTCGGCCAACCCGGCATTGATATTCGTTACGCCCGCCGCCATTGGCGGCTATCCTCTTGGTGGCGGCGCGTGGGCATGTAATTTTCAAGGCAATACTAGCCAGCGCGGGGACTGCGCAGCGGCGTCTTTCAATGGTGTGTCAGATGCGCGGCTAAAGACCAATATGACGTCCTGGACGGCAGGACTCGCTGAGGTATTGCAGGTCAATCCGATCAGCTTTGAGTGGAACGAAACGGCTGGCATGGGCAAGCAGGGTCGAACTTACTACGGCGTGAGCGCACAGGAATTACAGACGGTTCTGCCCGAGGCAGTTGTCAGCTTTAAGCGGTATCTGACCGATGAATCACTTCACGACGACACAATGGCGGAGGACACATTAACCGTTGAGTCGGCGGTGATCCTGTATGCCTGCGTCAATGCCATCAAGGAACTTGCCGCGCGGCTTGTCACGGTCGAAGGATCAGCGCGCGCCTAGCACCGTTGCGATCGCCTTCTCGGTCTCGGCATCGAAGCCGTCAAAGCGCTGACTGATGGAGACAAGCACGCGCTCCATCGCGGCGGCGCGCTGCACGGTCCGCTCAGTGAGCACGCCGGCCGCGGACAGCAGCAGCCGGCTCAGGTCCACCAGCGGGATTTGCGACGCCTGCACCTTCAATGATCCATCGCTCATGACGGTGCATACCGGGATCGGCTGGACCTGTTCCTTCGGTGTGAGGTGGGTCTTGTCGTCCGAACCTTGTGCATCATCAAGCATGGCGAACCTCCGATGGGTTATGCTATCGCTGTCGCTCGCAATGCGCGAGGTCAAATGATGACCTGGATCGCCGCACAACCCGAAGCCTATGCCGGCCGTGTCGTCGGCAATGGTCACTGCGTGGCGTTCGTGCGTGAGGCCGCGGGCGCACCGCACACCTCCGAGTGGCGCCGCGGTCCGCAAGTGCGCTGCGTCGATAGTGATAAAAAACTGCCGAAGGGAATCGCGATCGCGACCTTCGACACCGACCGCCGCTACGGCAATCACACCGATGGTCGGAGCCACACTGCGATCTTGATTGTGCGTCTCGATGATGGGTTGCTGGTGTGGGATCAGTGGCTCGGCCAGGCGGTGCATCAGCGGACGATCCGCTACCGGGGTGGCCAGGGTGATCCGGTGAACGACGGGGATGCGTATCATGTCATCGTCGGGACAGACACCCGGATCGGGACCGCCTCCGCCACCATTTGATCCTGCCAAGTGGGCGATGATCCTGCTGGCGATTGTGGTGGTGACGCCCGCGGCCCTGGCGATGATGACCGTGCTGCGGTGTGCGGTCGCGTTCATCCCCGAGTGTATCGACCGACCCTGGCCGGCACTGTTCCGTGATTGGTTGGGGGAGATTGTCCCGGTCTTGGTGGCGATCGTGATGCGAGGTGGAGCTCCACCAGCCCCGCCGGGTGCGTGGCCGGGGGCACCAGGGCGCCCGGGTGAGGGACCGACCCGGCGGGGTGGTGAGGACCGGGCGGACCCGTAGGACCCGCCCTGGCCCGCCTGGGGAGGACCGTGGCGGGGGCCTGGGGCCCGGGCCGGTAGGGTAACGGGGGACCGACCCGTAGGACCCACCCTGGCGCACCTGGGGGGGTTGGGACCTGGGGGCGAAGGGAGGGGGCGACTGTGATCCGCATTGTGGTGATGGGGGCGGGGGGCTTGCTGGTGCTGGGTGGGGTGACGCTGGGTGGCTGGATGCCGCGGCCCCGGCGGCGCGGACCACCCGGCGGCGGTGACGACTGGGAATAATGACCGGGCCGCAGCCAACCCAGGCGCAGAAAGATCGGGCACTCGACAAGGCGGTGCGCCTCTTCGATGAGGTGCTTGTCTACTGCCGCGAGATGCCATCGAAGATCGCGCGCTCCTACGTGCACGACATGATGCCGGCAATCGTGCTGGAATACCGGCGCATCCTCATCGAGGATCTGACGAATGAAGGTCGGGAGGCGACGCTTCGGTGACGTCATTTTGGATCCCCGGAACGGCTGGGTGATCTGCGGTGAGACCCGGATCGACCTGCCGCCGGCTGCGGCCCGGTTGCTGGATGCGCTGATCGGCGCGCGCGGCAACTCGTTGACTGGCGAGGCGCTGCGACAAGCGATGCGCGCACCGGGACACCCTGAGGTGTCGGTCGAGAACCTGCGTGTCTCGATGGTCAGCCTGCGCCGCGCACTGGCGAAGGCTGGATCAGTGACGAAGGTCGCGAACCGGATCGGATATGGCTGGCGGCTCGACTACGTGTCGGTCGCCGCCTCGAGCCCCCATTCGATGAGGATGCGGACCTGCTCGCCAAAGCTGGTGTCGCCGGCCTCGGCGAGCTTGCGAATGCTGTCGAAGACATCCGGGTCGAGGTAGACGACTATCCCGAGCCGACCGCCGCGATGGGGTGTGCCTTTGGCGACTGGCCGCTTGCGCGTGTGACCGCTCATTCGACCTCGGTGACGTCGAGCTGGCCAGCAATGGCGTTGAACGCGCGCACCACGTCGGCGATCTCGCGCACGGTGTGATAATCGACCACGCGGCGATCGCCGAAGCGTTTGACCAGCAAGGCATTGAGCGCCGAGCACCGTGCATCGAACTGCTGGCAGAGTTCGCGTGCTGCGCCCTCTGCCGCTGCCTGTGAGGTGACGAAGCCGCCCGCGATGGTGAACTCGTCCAGGCCGACAACCCAGGACCACGCCGCCCCCTCGCCGACGATGATGACGTTGAGGGTGCGGCCGATCGAGGTGGCGAAGGTGGACTGGTGGAGCATGGCGTTCATCCCCTATCAGAACAGGAGCCAAGCCAACCCGATCGCCACTGCGACCCAGAACACCCAGCCACCCACCAGCATCCAGAAGATCACTGCCGCGGGCCTATCCGTGGGCGAGTGGCAAGCCATCGACCGTATTCTGTTTTGTCGGTCGTGCCCGGCGTGAGGGGCGAATCGGGAACGGAAGCGGGGCGACTCGGCGGCGAATCGGGGATCACCACAAGCAGGCGTGTCCGTAGTTCGCCATCGGGCTCGCCGTCGCGGCGCGGGCAATTGTAAAAGCGAGCCATGCGGTCAAGCTCATGGCCGATGGCGAGCGTCGCGAACGTGCGGTCAAACGGAGGCGAATCAGGGTGGAACTTATGACAGGCGCCGCAGTATTGGTTCACCACGTCCATCGGATGATAGCTGGTGCGGCCGCAGTCGGGACAGGTGAAACTGGGCAACTGTGCTGCCGCAAGGGCGGCGCCGACCGTGCCGGCGCCAGTGGTCCTGCATGCCGGGTGAGAGTTCGGCCCATGGCTTGGGGGGCGATGGTGGTGGACCGAAGTTCGATAGTGCATTGCTGATCGCCCACTCGTAGGCGGCGGCGGCGATGTGGTCGATGTCGAACGTGTCGGTCACGTGGCGTTCCCCCTGGCCATGACGTGCTTGATGCCGGCCTCGGATTCCGGTTTCACCGTGCCGGCGATTTCGTGCCACTGCCCATCGTCGGAGAGGCAGGGCGCAAAGACGGTGAGGCCATCGAAGCTGCCCCACCGAATGATTGTCGCGACCTGTCGTGTCGCCGCCATCTTTTCGATGTAGGCCATGCAGCGATGATCGCGCCACGCATCGGGAAAGGCGGGATCGCACCAGATTTGCATGACGGGGATATCGATGCGCTCGCCGGTCGCCTCGATAACCTGATGGACATAATCGGGCATGACGTCGAGGACGTAATGCGACCGATCAGGGCGGGGCAGTTCCTGGGCCTCATCGTTGACCAGCCAGCGGCAATTCCAGGCTTCGCACTCCCATGGCTTGGTCGCATAGATCATGCAGCCCTTGCCCACGCGCTGGTGCCGGCATTTGGTGCCGTGCGGCTTGTCGAGGCTGTTGACCGGTAAGAGCTTGCAGCAGAGCTGACAGTCGCCGCAGACGCGATTGCCGGTCGGATTGACGGTTACCTCAAACGTGACGGGATCGCTCATGCGTTGCCTGCTGGTGTCATGAAGTGAAGGTCGAGACCCGATCGCGAGCGGGCGAGTAGCTGCTTCGCGACGCGCTGCTCGCGCGAGGTGGGCTTGCGGGGCGGGATAAGATTCCAAAATTCACCGACAAGGCCCTTGCCCCCGCCGTCGTCGATCTCGGTTAGCAGACCGATCGGCTTGCCATTGGTGTCGCGAGCGATGGGGCGGATGGACAAGCGATGACCAAGCTGGCCGCTTTCATCGTCGCGATAGGTCATGGCGGTGGAGAGGACCTCAACGCGGTTCTGCGATTCGGTGGGCATGGGACCTCGGCCCTGTTTCGCAGCCAGGGCGGCTGCGCCCTCGAGCATCCAGGCCTCGCTGATGATGGCGACGGCAAAGGCTTCATGCGCGACGGCGATGATGCGCACGAAGTCATAGAACTCCTGCTTCGATATGTTGCTGGCGTCGGGATAAACCACGACGTTGTTCGCCGGGGTGTGGACCACGACCATCATGCCGACGCTGCCATGCTTGATGAGGCGTTCGCCGGCCCATTCGATATCCTTGGACCAATAGGCGTCGATGTAGGCTTGGCGCTCGGGTGTCATGTGGGTGGTTCCTCGGTGCCGGTGGTGGTGGTGGTGGTGGTGAGTTCGAACTTGATGATGTCGAGGCTGCGGATAAACGCCGGCAGCTTCTCCCGACAGTCGGTCATAGCGAGCTGGATCTCCCAGTGCTCGAGCCAGTCGAGGGCGTGCATTACCTTTTCGATGTCGGTCATGGTGCCCCCACCGCCTCATACTCGGCCGCGAGTTCGGCGCGGATGTCGCAGAGGATCAGCCACCGCTCGATTGCCCAGGCGTCGGCCGCACGGAATCGGATGAGTGCCTGTAGCGTGCGGAATGGGTGATCGCCGGCCCGGCCGATGAAGCCGTGATGCCAGCACGCAAGCCGATAGCTCATAGCCTCGTCCTCCCCCTGGTGATCATGGCGCCCATGATGGATGCCGTGCGCGCGGCTTGGCGGTTGTCGCTCTGGGACTCATTGACGATGCTCCGCACCGCCCGCGCCCACGCGACAGACGTCGGCGTGCGCACGTGCGGCGCACCCAGGCCGTCCGGTGGTTCAAGTCGCATCGCGCGGAACTCGCGCACAATGATGTCGATGACCTGCCGCTCGTTCATGATGGGGCATCCTCGTCGTTGTCAAAATCTTCGACCACGCCGAGGGCGACGCATTCCACCAGCTTCGCCACCAGTGCTTGATAGTCGTCCGGTATTGCCGCCTCGGTGAGCCGCCCGTCTTCGATCATGTCGCTGATCATGTCGTGCAGCGCCGCATAGGTGAGGACGGCATTCTTCAGGGCGTCGATGTGGTCGTCGTTGCCATAGAAGTCGTCGTCATTGAGTGGGTTCGGTGTCTTCCTGCTCATGGCGTGATCTCCTGATACCGGGTGACCGCGGCCTGGAGCGTGGGCTTTTGCAGGATGACGAAGCCGTCGAAGCGACGATGCTTGGTGCGGACCGCATCCCACTGCCCGGTGGTGTCGCGATAGAACACGACATGCTGGTCGATCGGGATGCCGGCGGCAGTGATGTCGGCGAGGATGTTTTCGATGTCGTTGGTGACCGAGAGGACAGCGTCGCCGAGACCGCTTAGGTCGGTGATCGCGATGAGACCGTCGCCGACCGTCCACTCGTAGCGAGCGCGCCGGGGCTCCGGCATATCGCCGAACACCGATCCCAGGCGGGCGACGATCGAGGTCGGACCAATGGGGCGAAAGTCGCGGTCAAGTGCCGTCTCGGTGACTGCCGGCTCGCTGGCGTTCCCCTTGGCCCAGGACATGACCTGCTCGCGGGTGAGGAACCGAATCAGATCGCGGACCTGATCGACGGTGATCCTGGGTGGCATGGTGCGGATGGTGTCGCCGACCTCGGGGCCGACGATGACGCCGTTGCCGGCCATGGGCTGATCTTTACCGGTGAGGCGGAACCACGCGACCTGCGGCTTCATGAGACCTTCCTCATCGACGAACAGGATGTCGCCCGTGTCGAAGCGGTGACCGATCTCAATCCACCCGCCGACCAGCTCTTGGAGCTGCCCGCCGCGGTAGTCGATGGGGCGCACCAGACGCGCCATGGAATCGATGAGTATGGCCTGCATTGAGGACCCTCCCGCATGAGTGTGAGTAGAGCGGAAGGTTAGGAACGCTAAGGTCGGAGGGTCAAGGCGACGGGGCTCGAGTCCCGGTAGGGACCAGCTAGAGAAATGTCCCACCAATGTCCCACCATCGGGCGGTCACGGTGAGATGGCACGACATAACTCACTGGAAAAACAGGGACAAAATCCGGAGACGCCCTCGTTCGCAATGAGGAGGCCAGGGGTTCGAATCCCCTCAGCTCCACCATCGTCCCGCGTGAACTACTTGAAAAGATTGGCAAAGCACGGGAAGCCTGGGGAACCATGGTGCGCCCGAAAGCGGTGGCCGAGAGCCCGAGTGGGGATTAGTGTCCCACCCATGTCCCACCCGATGGGGGCGGGCGGTGAACGGAGAACACGGAAATGGAAGGACCTCAGAGGACCCGCCGGCTGGTCCAGCGGGACATTGACCAAGTGACCAAGGGTGACCGCTCGAGCCGGCAAATCCTGCGGGACGGTGAGGTGCGCGGCTTCTACGTGGTGATCGGCGCGACCTCGATTGCGTATTGGTTCGAATACCGGCCGCGGGGGATCGACCCGGAAACCGGGCGACGATACCAGATGCGCCATGAGCGGATCGGCGACGGCGGCACCCACGCCCTGGTGGAAGCCCGCACGGCGGCGAGCGCCCTGCGGCGGCGGGTCCAGGAAGGTGGCGACCCGAGACGCGATAAGGTGGAAGCGGCGGCGGCTGTCGAGCGACAGCGGCAGACCGAGGCAGCGGTAACGGCTGCGCGGTTGACCTGCGAGGACTGGCTCGCTGTATATCCGGCGGCGCTGCAAAATCGCCGTCGGCGGACGACGCCACGATATCAGGCAGAGGAACTACGGCACGTCAGACTCGGGCTCGGCTTGGTCGGAGGCCTGTCGCTGACACCGGAGGAACTCACGTTCGCTCTGGTGGAGAAGATGCTCGCGGCAAGCCCAGTGAACACGCGGAGCACCCGCTTCGGGGCCCTGGACCGCTTCCTGTCGTATGCAATGAAGGACAGCGACAAGAAGCCAGCCACGAAGCGTTATGATTCGTTTGAGCGACCGATGTTGCCGCCGCCGCGCAAGCGTGTGCTGAGCCTGGGCGAGATTGCCGCGCTGTATCGAGCCAGCGAGAAACTGCCGAACGTGGAGGTCCGTGATCTGGTGCAGTTGATAATCACGTTGCCATGCCGACGCGGTGAAGCGGCCGAGTGCAAATGGGCAGATATCGATTTCGAGGCGCGCACGTGGCACCAGCCGGATTCGAAAAACACCGATCCGCATGACTTCCCGCTGAACAAGAGGGCTGTCGAGATTCTCACACGCCGGCACAAGGCGACCGGTGGCCACCCGGACGATCTGGTGTTCCCCGGCCCACGCTACGGGAAAGTGTTCTGCGGTTGGCCGAACATGATCGACGCGATCAACGCACGCATTGCGCCAGAGACACCGGTCGCTGCCGGCTGGCGGCTGCATGATCTGAGAAAGAGCTTCAATTCGATATTGGCCGACCTGGGACACGATGAAATCGTGCTGGACCTGCAACTCAACCATCGCGCCTCAAAGAGCCGGCCGGGGATGCACGGCCGATACCAGCTTTCCTATCGCTGGGACGAACGGGTGGCGGCGTTGAAGGCGTGGGGCGAGCTGCTGGATCGGGCACTCGGCGAGAACGTCACGCCACTGCGGCGTCGGCGGACCTCTGCTTGAAAATCAGATCGCCGCAGTCTCTCGGGTCCTTCGATGTGATCTCTGAACGCCGGGCTTGACGCTCATTCGCCGCACCGCATTGGCGAACAGGCCATCGATAAAGGCGTTCAGATCATCCTCGAGATAGACTGCATGGCGGTTGACAATCACAAACGGGATCGGTCGGTCGCGCAGCGTGTGGCGCGAGAACGGCACCCCGGTTGCTTCCTGAATATATTCAGCCGCAGCGGCCCGGCTGAATACGCGCCCGCGTGGTTTTGGCTGCTTCGCCATTAGCCTTCTCTCCGGTCGTTGCAAGCCAGGACAGTGGCCCGGCACTGGTCGAGGTCGAACATGCCGATGTGACAGGCCTCGGCCGGGATGTGGAGTCTACTGGCGAGCCACGCATAGGCCTCCGACCGACGCATCGGACCGTGCTGCCACAACCTGTCGACCGCCCGATGCGCCGCCTGCTTGGCACGCCGGAGCGTGGCGTCGGCGAGCCGACCGAGAGGACGGTTCGTGCCAGGATGACAGCCAACCCATGCCTTGCATCCGAGACACGCCCAGAGCGGACCGTAATCGACGCCGCTGAGATAGAACTCGGCGGAGCTGGTGTAGAACCGGGCCTTCATGCCGCAATAGGGGCAACGCGGCGCCTGGGGCGTGGTTGTAGGGGCGTAGGACTGCCGGCCGCGACCTGGGGGCACCCAGGACTGCCGCAGGGCTGTGCGGGTGAGTAGACCGTCTACCATGGGGCCTCATCGCGCACGCGGCGGAGGGTCGAGGCGATCGCCATCATGAGGTCGATCTGTCGATCCGCCCGGCCCCGGTTCATCTGACGGGCCTTGCACAGTCGGTCGTAGACCTCGCGACGCTTGTTCACTTCGCGGTCCGCCTCGATGATCTGATCCTCGATGGTGATGTCGAGTAGGTCGGGCATCGCCCTGCTTCTCCCGCAATAACTGAGCGACCTGCTGGTGGAGTGCGGTCTGAAAGAACACCTCATCCTCACCGTGCGATTCCGTGCCGGCCAGGATGACCGCGGTCGTCGCGGCCAGGGCGTTCAACACCTCAAACACGCGATCGCGTCCGGTCGGGCCGCGTTGGTAGTGGTTCCTGATCGGGATCATGAGCTGCACCGTCAGCGCCTCGATCGTGTCGAGGTTAAGCCCTGGCGGCTGATCCGGTTCGGTGAAGTAGCGCGTCATGGGTTCACCCGTGATGCAGTGCGGCGATGACAAGGTAAATCACCAGCGCACCGGCCATGATGGCGACAAGATCGAACCGCCAGATGCGAAAGCCCCGCCCGACACGACGCCGCGTCTGCCGCGACATCATGCCGGCGGACCCGAGACTTCCATCACGATCTTGACGATGATCTCGCGGTGGCCAGACACGCAGACGCGATAGGCGCGTGGCGAGGTGCCTTTCACCAGTTCGATGCCATCGGCGATCTGCGGTAGTTCGTCCTGCATCCGGTCGAGCTGGTGCTCGAGGAAGTGTTCGATCAGGTTCATGTCTCCGCCTCCGCCTCCGCCGTCAGTGGAAGCTGCAGCACGTCGTCGAGGCCGTCGCCCTGGTGCGCGTGACCGTTGGGTGGTGGTGCCAGCAGATGGATGCGGTCCGATATGTAGCGCATGACGCGCTCGCGCGCGGATGGGTGGAGCTGTTGAAGGATGGCCAGAATGCGATCGATGTCGTGGAGTTCGGTATCCTTGGTCCTGCTCATCGCCGGGTGATCCCTTTAGGCAGCGTTCCGTATGATCTCCTGTATCTCCGGGTCCTCGATGTCGCGAGGCACAGATTGATAACACCAACCTTCTGCCGTGGTGCTGGGGAATAGACCATCGCCCGGCGCAGCGTTTCGATGTTGCCTTGGTGCGTGCCGGCGGCACTCACCGTGTGGGCCGAGCCGTGAATAGAATGCGCCACAGTCACCGCACAGCCGTTTAACCGCTGGAGCCGATCGGTCCGTCATGTGGTCTCATCCTCCCGTTCGCATCGTTGGTAATGTAATCTCACAACGTTTTATAAAAGCGCGCGTTCGCCGCGCCGATCAGGTCGAGGATCTGGAGCTTGATTTCCCGGCGAGCATTATTGATCGCGTGCAAGACGTCGGGCCGATCGCGGACCTGCATCACCTCGCCCTTTTCCGTGCAGGCCTCAAGCTGCTGCGGCAGACGCTCGATCAACTCGCGATAGGTCTTCGCTGGTGGGAAACCGCCGAACCATTCGGACCCGCCGAGATTAAGTTGACCGCGCTCGGGATCGACGTTCGTTTGCTCAAGGTCGGCCTGCGATGGGAGTGCGTCATCGACGTCGGGCAGACTGTCGGCGATGTCCTCACCGGATTCGATGGGCAGTTCCTCATCGACATACACCGTGCCATCGATGATCGGTGACACGCCCATGCGGCTGTCGAGAGCTTCCTCGGCGGAGATGATCCCCTTCAACAGATCGGGGAACTGATCGCGACAGGCGAAGCCGCGGGCACGCCAGCGCAGCATGCGGTCAGGGTAGTTCGTCCAGGGGCCGGCCTTGCCCCATAGCTTGGCGAGCTTGGCATCCTCGATGGAGAACCTGACGGTCACATCGGTCTTGCCGACGCGCTTGACGGTGCAGACCGCGGTGCGCGTGCCGTCGGCGAGTGTGCCCTCATAGCTTTCGATGATGTCGGTGCAGAGTGGACTGGCTTTGACCAGCCCGAGCATGGCGTCGCCCCAGATGGTCGGCCGGGCGCCGATCATGGCGACGTTCTGGACCGACTGGAGCGGGTTCAATCCAAGCTCGGCGCCGTATTGCATGGCGACCAGGATGTTCGGTGCGTTGTTCTGGTAGGCCTCCGGCACCATGGTCGACTCTGCCAGGAGGTGAGCGAACCTGATTGCCTCGTCGAAGGTCGAGGGCGCCATCATGGTCTTGCGGCTCTCGGGCAGTATGTGGCGCACAAGGTCGGTGCTGGGCAGCTTGGGTGCTGGCGGTGCCTTCTTCCCCTTGGGTGGAGTGGTGGTGCCGTCCTGGGTGGTCGCGTCCGTCATGGGTTACGCCTTTCGTATCGAGAGGACGGGCATGCCATTGGCAAGCTCGGCGCCAGTGACCGCGAGGCCGGCCTTCAGCGCGGCGAGAATCTCCCGCTTGCGTGGTGTGCGTTCGACCTTGCAGTAGGCCTCGGGGAGCTGCTTCTCGTTGGTGATGACCAGGGCATCGCGCGCGGCCGAGATGGTGGCGGAGAAGTCAGGGGCGGGAACACGGTCGAGCCCGAGCATGTCCATCGCACCATGCGCGGCGGTGCGGAGATAGGCACGACGCTTGCGCCAGCGATCGCGGCGGACCGTGAGCCGCTCGATGCGCCGGTCGAGGTCGTCGGCCATGTCCTCGGCCTCGATCGCACACCGGAAGATGCGGCGGATGACCTCCACATAATCGCCGGTATCGAGTTCGCCCTCGATCATGTCGAGCAAGAGCTTGCTGTCGTCGGCGATGGATGGATCGTCGGCCAGCAGTCGCGCCCTGGCACCAGCCAGAGCCGCCATGGCCTTTTCAATTTTCCACCCAGACGGCGGCGCGTCGTTCATTTTCACCAGCGCCTTACAAAAGATTAACGCTTGGAAAAGCGGCAACCGTAACCGGTTCACCGAGTGCCGTCCGTGACGCGCCCGTGAACGCCTGAACAGGATTCTGTGAGCAGAAATTGAGTGCTACTATTATTGGCGTGCAAGATTGATGGTGCGAAACCATATCGACCGATCCATGATCAAAGCATCGCGAAGGTTAGTCATGCTATTGCGCCCGAGTCGAGTCCCGAAATAGTGAGGCTATGACGCGCGGGCAGGTCGCGTTACAAGTCTTGCTGCGGCGCGCAATGCGGCAAGGATACCGGGGTGCGAATCGACCGGCGCCTGCCGGATGATTCGAAGGACCTCGATCTCCGTTTTATCGCGGGCAAAATTCGACGGCGACGATGCCTGATGTCCAGACATGAGATAGTCGATGCTGCACCGGAGCGTCTTGCCGAGAGCTTCGAGGCGCTCTTTCGAGGGCGATGAGAGATCGCCCTCATACTGGGTGATGGCGCCAGGTGTGACGCCGATCAGGGCAGCGAGTTCCTTTTGCGTGAGGCCAAGCTCAAGGCGCTTTTTCTGGAGCCGATCGCCAAAGCTCTCTGCGATGCGGGCGCGCGTGGACATGGGTGTTCCCTGTCAAGGTGGACAGGGCATAATCTAGAGAAACTATGTGGCGTGTCGAGTGGGGTTAACTAGCGTTTGCGGCGAGAGGCGGCAAACACGCGTAAAAGCGCGAGCGCCGTCTCGGCATCGCGTTTATCGAACGACCAGAATATTTGCAGGGCTTCACGCTCGACCGCGCTGCGCGCGGTGTGGCTCCTGTCCTCGGTGTTGGTGCCATAGACCAGATAATCGAGGGTGCATTGAAGGTGCTCGGCCATGGCGTCCAGGCGTTCGAGCGCGGGTGTTGACTGGTCATTCTCATACTGCGTGATGGCGCCCGGTGTGACGCCGATCAACTTCGCAAGGTCTTTCTGGGTGAGGCCAGCTGCGGTGCGCTTTTCAAGGATACGCGAACCGAGCTGTTTGCGATTCAAAGCCAACCAGCCTTCCTTCTTAGCCTTCAGCTTCTCGACAGAAGCCCCCACCGACTGAACGGCCGGCACCTTCACCATTCGCTATATCCTCCCTGCTCGACGTAACAAAGGGTTACGTTCAACCGACATAGTAGAAGTATGCTCCACTGTAGGAGAACAGTTAGCATAAGTGCGTGAAATGTATAGCCACACTCAATGCCGCGATGCAAGGTGAACGATTGACAGGGGAACGATGGGCTTGCGGGGTTCAGGTTAGCCCCACTATGCTGCCGCCGATCTGCGGTCCGATCGGGGGTGACGTATGGCAAAATCAACACGGTCAGGTGGACGCAATCGGCCATCACGTAAGGCGCAAGGCCGCGTGAATGGCGGCACCAAGGCCAAAAAGGCCAGCAACCCTGTCAGACTTCACGGCGCCGCCGATCCCATCGAGCAAGCCCTGGTCCGCCGCGCCGTCAACGTGACGACGGAACGCCGCGGTCTGCTGGATGACCTGCGCGAGATTTACGGCGAGGCGAAGGATAAGGGTTACGACGTCAAGGTGATGCGCGCCTCGGTCAAGGTGCTGTGTGAGAGCTCCGAACAGCGGAGCGAACGGTTGCGCGTCGAGGAAGAGCGCGACCTTCAGTTGCATCGCCTGGGTGATCTGGCGGACACGCCACTCGGCCGCGCGGCGATCGCCGCCGTCGAGGGTCGCTCGGCACTGCCGGACCCAGGCCCGATGCCGATGGCCGCAGCGTCGTCGGTGGAGCCGGCGACCGACCGTCCCGCCCCAGACTTCTGCTAATCCGATGGCCCGGTTCGGCGGCGCTGCTGGGAGCCAGCACGCCGCGGCGGCAGATATTATTTCTGTCGCCCGGTCGGAGCCGTTGCCCAGGTCGGGGGAACAAAGGAGGGGCAAGGCACTCAAGCTCGGACCGCTCTATCCGAGTGAGACCGAGGTGCACGAAGCCGTCGCCCAGTTATTCGAGATCGCCCTGATGCCTGGGGTGGAGTGGACCTGCTTCCCCGCCGGCAACCTCAAGCTCGCACCAGACCAGACCGCCAAGCTGACACGCCTGGGGCTCAAGCGCGGCTGGCCCGATTTCCAAATCCTCTACGCCGGGGTGTTCCACGGGATCGAACTCAAGCGCCATGGCGGCAAGCTGTCGGTCGGCCGGTTCGTGCGGACCCGCCGCGGTGCCACGCGCTGGATCGAGGGACAGGCCGAAGTGCTGCCACGCCTGGAGACCGCCGGGGCGAAGATCGCGGTCTGCGAGACCTTGCAAGAGGTGATCGACGCGCTGCGGCTGTGGCGCATCCCAGTGCGAGGGGGAATTCTATGATCCTTGTCGCGGTGATCGTCGGCTGGGTGCTGGCGTATGTGCTGCTGTCGATCGCGTGGGGTTACGTGACGCGGCGGATGCAAGCGGCATCCTCCGACCTCGATCCCAAGGTCGATTGGTGGGCGGTGCACATTCGCCGGGCGACGCCGGTGCGCTGGACCGGTGTGCGGT